GCTTTGATGGTGTTACAGGCGCTAATTTAGCAAAAGCCGCTGGCTACTCGATTACCGTTGGTACGCGAGATTCAAGTGGCACGGTTACGAATACCGATGACTACTACCACTTTACTGTAGATACAAATACTGCTACAGCTGGAGGAATCGCAGGAGGAGGCAAGAATTGTTCGGCTGGTCCGGCAACTTTAGAGGCATAATATGGCAGGATTTACATACTCAACACTTACAACAGCCATTCAAAATTACACGGAAGTAGGGACTTCAGTACTATCTAGTACGATTACTGATCAATTCATTGATAACTCCGAACTTAGAATACAAAGAGAAATTCCCATTGATGCCGATCGAAAGGAAATGATAGGCAATTTAACGGCTTCGAAAGACAATGTTTATGCCCCTGCTGGAACTTTATTTGTCAGAGATCTTCAAGTTTATACGTCAACAACGGTTGCAACAGGAGCCAATAGCTTCTTGATTAAGAAAGATATTAGTTATCTTAGAGAATACGATGCAGCTGAAACAACAACGGGCACACCCAAATATTACGCGATGTCGGGCGGAGCAGAAGGAACAGGAGCAACGTCTTCAGGACGAATTACCGTTGTGCCAACACCCAGCTCAGCTTTTATGTACAAAATTCATTATAACGCTAGACCGGTAGGATTGAGCTCAGCGAATACAACAACTTATTTAAGTCTTAACTTTGGTAATGGATTATTATATGCATGTCTCGTAGAGGCCTTTAGTTATTTGAAAGGTCCGCAAGATATGCTACAACTATACGAACAAAAATATCAAACTGAAGTACAGAAGTTTGGTGCAGAACAATTAGGTCGAAGAAGACGAGACGACTATACGGATGGAGAACCTCGTATACCCGTTCCGGTTCAGACACCGTAAGGAGGAAAAATGGCAGAGAAGAAAACTTTAAAAGAAAAAATAAAATCAGCATACAAAAAATTTGAAGAGGTTGCTGCAAGCGGTGCACTTGGCACAGGCGGTGCAGGTATTAAAGAAAAAGAAAAAGTAGAAATAGAAGTTGATCCAGATGAAACTTTGGGTGGAAGACGAATTCAAAAAAAGGGTCCTCCTATTAAAAAAAGAATATATCAAGAAGATATACCTAAAAGACCATCAGGATTAGGTGCAGCACTAAGAGGTGGTGGTAAAGCATTTATGAAGGGTGGAAAAGTTAAATAATGGCAACACTAACAGTAACAGTCAAAGAAGCAATTACACTCAACAACATCGATTATGGATCGGAAAGAGCTTTGGATATTTCCAGTGTTAATGAAGTTGTAAAGAGAGTTGTAACCGCATCAACAACAGAATGCGGATTAATAGGTTTTATATCAGCTATTAGCGGAGTAGGTGTGAGTGCCAACAAAGTAGGTTATGTCGCAGGAATGTTTGATGATGGCGATGTCAGATATATTAGAATTACAAATTTAGATTCATCCAATCATATTATGTTAACGTTTAGAGATGAAGACAACACAGAATATAGAATGAAGGTTGACGCTGGTCACTCGTTTATTTATCCAGGTGATAATAGCGGTGGCGTAGTGGATACGATGAAAGCAGCAGGATCCGCTTTAGCATCAGGTCTTTCTGACTTAGTAGATATTACAGTAGATACAGATACAGCATCATGTGACGTAGAGGTATTTGTAGGAAGCGCATAGGATAAAATATGGCATCAACATATACGGGATTAGGTACCGAGTTAATGACAACTGGCGAAAACGCCAGTACATGGGGAACAAAAACTAATACTAATTTAAAAATCATTGAACAACTTGCTGGTGGTTATATTGAAAAATCTATAGCCGGTTCAGCACAGACAACAACTTTAGCCGTTTCTGATGGATCAGTAGATGCTGAACTCGCACATAGAATTATAAAATTTACAGGAACCATTACTGGAAACCAAATTGTAACTATTCCTCTTGATGTTCAACAGATGTATATTCTTGTTAATGGTACGTCAGGTGCTTACACCGTTCAATTTAAATATGCTTCCGGATCAGGAAGCAGTTTTACTTTTGCAGCGACTGATAAAGGAACTAAAATTGTTTATGCAACTGCTGATGATGGAACAAATCCAAATCTTGTTGATACAGGTATTGGGTCTACTGGAACTTATGATTTAGACGGCGGTGAGTTAACTCTTGACGCTGATTCGGATACTAGCATTACAGCGAGTACGGATGACCAGATAGATTTTGAAATTGCAGGCGCTGATGATTTCACAATGACAGCGAACGCGTTTAATGTATTAACAGGATCGCATGCAACGTTTGCCGATAGTGCTAATGCCAAGTTTGGTACGGGCAATGATATGTTGGTTTATCATGATGGATCAAATTCTTATGTTACCAATGCTACAGGAGCTTTAAAATTAGCGACTGAAACTTCAGGGATTGCTTTAACAATTGGACATACCACATCAGAGACAACGGTTGCTGATAATTTAAGTGTTACAGGAAATGTAACGGTTGGCGTTGATGACACTGGAGGCGATGTAAAATTTTTCGGAGCTTCTGCTGGTGCATATGCACTATGGGATGAATCGGCAGATTTACTCGATATACGAGGAGCAACGGCAGCAGGTGCTGGTTTATTAAGACTTACGACTGGTGAACTTACTGTTGTTGATGGAAATAAATTAGGACGAATCGATTTTCAAGCTCCTTTAGAATCAGATGGTACAGATGCCATTGCAGTAGCAGCTTCAATATGGGCAGAAGCCGATGATACGTTTAGTGCTTCTGTTAATAATACCGATATTGTATTTGCAACAGGTAAATCAGAAGCAGCAGCTGAGAAATTTAGATTTACAGCGGATAATGAAATCGGTATTGCAGGTGCCAATTATGGTACCGATGGTCAAGTGTTAACTTCCGGAGGTGCAGGTGCAGCCGTAGCATGGGAAGATGCTGCTACAGGAGGAGTAACAGCGATTAATAACGCAACAGCCAATGAACTTGTTACCGTAGGCTCCACAACAACTGAATTAGACGCAGAAGCGAATTTAACTTTCACAGGTTCTGCTTTAACTTGCATTGGAACAATTACAACGGGTGTAGATAACACAGGGCACGATGTTAAATTCTTTGGTGCAACGTCAGGAAGTTTCTTCTTATGGGATGAGTCCGATGACGCACTAGAATTAACAGATTCTTCTCCAATTAAAATTGGTGATGGTGGAGATATGACTATCTATCATGATGGTACAGATTCTTTTGTTACAAATGCTCAAGGAGGTTTAAAATTAGCAACAGAAACATCTGGTATCGCAGTTACTATTGGACATACAACTTCAGAAACAACAATTGCTGATAATTTAAATGTTACTGGTATTGCTGCTTTGGCTGATGGTACAGCTGGAGCACCAGCATTGACAAATACTGGCGACACAAATTGCGGATTATTTTTTTCTGCAGCAGATACTCTATCATTTACTGCAGCCGGTACAGCCCAATTTACTATGGCTGACGGAGTCGTTGCTCCTGTAACGGATGACGATGTTGACCTAGGAACGTCTTCTTTAGAATTTAAAGATGGGTATTTCGACGGAACATTATACTGTGATACATTAAATTTAGCGGGGACTAGTCATACCTCTATTTCTGGCGGTGGTTTAGTTCATCTTTCTACAGTTAATATTACAAGTGGAACGGCAACTGTATCATTTACTTCAGACATTGATAGTACCTACAATGCTTATCTTTTTATTTTATCAGATGTTCATCCAGCAACTGACGCACAACCTTTAGAAATGACAGTATCTACTGATGGTGGTTCATCTTACATTAGTACAAATTATAGTTTTGCTCATCAAGGAAGGACTGATGGTACATCAGAATTATCTCATTGTGCTACTAACGATAGTGTTTTTGATATGAGTTCTCAAAATGTTGGAAATGCGGCTGATGAAACAATTTCATCTAGAATTTATTTACATAAACCTGCTGGAACAAACTCACATAAATTAATAAATGTTACGTCAACTGTGATTGCTAATGATAATGCTGTAAGTGTAAGTATAATGGGTGGTGCGAATCATTCAACTACTGCTGCAATAGATGCAGTACGATTCAAATTTGGAAGTGGCAATATTGACAGAGGTAATTTTTCAATGTTTGGAGTAGCTAACAGCTAGGAGAAATAATGGCAAGATATAAAAATGTAAATGGAATTCGAATACAACTCACAGCAGAAGAAGAGACTGCAAGAGATGCTGAAGAAGCACAATCAGTTATTAGAG